ACATAGGCATCTATCCGGCCCGTGTAGAGACTCCTGACAGCCGTTACTACAACACTGGCTCAGAGTCCTACACCCTTACTGATGGTGAGTGGGTGATCTCCTACGCCACGACAGAAAAGAATGTCGATGATCTCAAAGCAGACCTGATTGCAAAGATCAAAGCCCATGTCGGCGCGTTGCTTTCATCCTCAGACTGGATGGTAATCAGAGCGGCAGACGGTACGGCTGTGCCAGAAGCATGGACAACTTTCCGTAACGAGGTTCGCGCTCACGGCAACAGTCTTGAGAATGGCGTTGAAGCCTTTGCATCTGTACAGGCGGTGAAGAACTTCCAGAACCATGAGGTGCAGGAAGAACGCAAAGTATCTACCTACGACGATGAAGGTAATGAAACGATTGGGCCGGATACTGAGACAGTCACGCGAACTGTAGACAAAACCTATTGGGGTTGGCCGGAAGCGCCTGATGCCGTGGCTGATCCGTATCACGTTCGATATTTGTAGGTCATCAATGTCAACTGGAAGAGCCATGACCCGTCAACTTAAAGCACTCTCGCTAATCTTTGCGCTGATCGCTTCCCCTGCTGTCGCTCAAGAGCCGCCGCCGGGAATCAAGCCAATGACCGTGCCGTTTCAAATCTTCTGCGCCGACTCCTTTGAATTCCTAATGAACGTACTTGGCGCGGACTTTCAAGAAGTGCCAGTCGCAATGGGTTACTTAAAGGAAGGGCCAGAGCCTACAACGATGGTGATTTTTACTAATGAAAAAAATACCCAATCAACCATCGTTATCACAAAGAAAACAAAGCATGACGAATCCGCTTGCATTGTATGGAGCGGCAGATCGCCTTCTTCAATGGCGCTGAGTATGAATCCTGATCCTCAGTTTCCGCCAGAGCCTAAGAAAGATGGGACTGAAATGTGATGGAGACAGCGTTAATGGTTGACGTTCTTCTTGGTGCATTGATGTTAGTGGTCGGCTTCGTTCTGAAGCGCATCTTTCAACTGTTCGATAAGTTAATGGAGGAAGACAAAACTCTTCACGCCCGCATCACTGATGTATCTACTGAAGCAGTATCTCGTACCGAATTGCAGGGAGCCATTGATCGGGTGCTATCAAGACTTGAGAAGATGGAAGAGCGTTTGTTGTCGAAGTGAATGAGGCAGGTATAAGTCTTGAGGATGTAATGACAATGTGGCCGATGTTCTTAGGCTTCATTACTTTGGTAATAGTGCTTGCAAAAATGCACGCAGAAATTGACACGTTAAAGGAAAAAGTGAAAAGCCTTTTTGAGTTATGGAATAGGAAAAATTAATGCAAGTGTTCGACTCAACCCACGCAAAAGAAGAATATTTTTCTCACGCTTTTCATGCAGGAATGCTGTGCTGTCTTTTTTTATTGGGAGCCATAGGCGGTTTGGTTCACACGATCTGCCCGTGGGTGCTACCTGACTTCATGTCTCGCATGAACGCCAAGATCAGCTTAAAACTAAATCTAAAACTCTGTGAGTGTCCAGAGTAAACCGGAGGGAGCATGAAAGAAAAATGGAGGTCACTCGACTATGGAACAAAGGTTTGGATATGCGTTGGATTAGCCGCGCTAGTCTTCTGCTCTATTTTTTGGGGCTAGTCGGTTGCGGAACTATAAAGAAGGCGGGGATAGTAGCGACAGCAGCGGGGACGGGTGCCGTTGCGGGGACTGTGTTCAGTGGGGGTGCGATTGCGCCGATAGCGGGAGCCATGACAAGTGCCTTTGTAGCAGATGTCGTGACGGAAGTGACGGATACGTCAAGCACTTCTACGGGAGTTGAGATGACCTGCGCTCCGACAAACCTGTTTGACATTATTGAGGCGCTTCTGACTACGGCGGGGTGGGGCATTATTATTGTGCTTATCGCTCCAATGTTATTGGGTTGGATTCTTCCCGGCCCGTTGGAGCGAAAGAAAAAGTGAGGGCATTTCTTCTTTCTCTGACTCTTTCCTTCTCAATATCTACCGCGTTCGCTGACCTGCTTGGCAGTAGGGCTTCTTTCCTGATTCCACAGGGAATGTCTTTGTCTTACCTGTCAACTAATGTTGACGATGAGTGGCGACTGAGAATGGAGAACTCGCTTCTCGCTAACGGCGATACACATATATATGTATATAGCCAGAATGAGGCGGACGATGTGGGTAATGTATCTCTACAGCCTGATTGGGAAGGGCGTTTAAACCATCTTAACAATAGAGGACTGAAGCCTGTCTTTTGGTTGATGGCTGATGACTCGCCCACCCTTGCCGCCAAACCTCTGTCCTATCACAAGGCGCACAACGCTGAGATCGTAAGACGCTTTGACGATAAGGTAGATCACTACGTTGTCTGCCTTGAGTGTGATGAATACTGGTCAGCCGCTCAAGTTCAGTCAATGGTCGCAGACCTAAAGACTAGGACGAACAAGCCTGTAGCCGTTCACCTCACTCCCGGCGTGAAGCCAGAGTATTTTAAAAACGCGGACGTTGTGTATCTGCAAACAGGCTTTGACCTTAACGAAGCACAGTTCAGAGCAAGAGTGCAGGAGGCTTTGGCATTAGGCAAGCCAGTCGTGGTTTCAGAATACTCTATGGATTCCCTGTCAGCCCTTGCCAGACGCTACGGCGATATCGCTTGTGAGATGGGGGCCATTGGTACAGGCAACGGACGCAACGTCCATGCTTGCGGTCAAGCCCCACCGAAGAAAGAGAAATGGTATAACAAGTATCAAGATGAGATGGTGGTCGCAGGTGTGGCAATGGCTACCCTGTACGCTGTCAGCAGGTTTGACATACCCCTTCAGTTGCAAGCCACTGAAGACTCATATTCATTAGGGTTTAAACGCGCTATAGAAGATCACGAACTTGGCATTAGATACAGGGATGACGGTTCTGTGATGGCTACTTACTCTCTGAGGTTTTAGTTTATGAATCCTGTTCTGATAAAATGGCTTGACACGGTTGACTCTTCCGATTGGAGTGAGGCCGACGATGTAGATGTAAAGGTTATTGAACAGGTGGGTTGGGTGGTGTACCAAGATAAGGCTCAGATAAAGATAGCAGACACCAGAGCGGATGACTCATACTACGGTATCACAGCCATTCCGCGTGGATGTGTTATAGAACTGAGCGGAGAATACGTTTTAGAATCAACAGATTAGATTCTTGAAGCGCGACTCTTAATCAGCGGGTCGTAGGTTCGATCCCTACACGGCCCACCAAATCAAGGACTTACGAGAGTGAGTCCTTTTTTTTGTCTATAATTCTTGCCAAATTATAGAAGATGTAGAACAATAATCAAATGGCTAGACCACGCAAAAACGATCTCCCTGTCAGGATGCAGGAGAAGGCAGGAACGTACTACTACACCCCAAAGGTGGACGGCAAAACCAAGTGGGTGAATCTTGGCAAAGACCGCAAGGTTGCGATGCAGAAGTGGGCGCGACTTGAGGGTGGTGGACACACAATCGCAGAGGCTTTGGCGGAGTACGCGAAAAGCAAAGCCTTTCTTGGGCTTGCCGCTTCCACTCAGAATGACTACGAACGACACATGGAGATGTGGATTGAGAAGTTCGGGTGGTACGCGATGGATGATGTCACGACAGCCATGCTGTGTGAGTATGTATGGGAGCGCGGTTATCAGGGGAACAGGGAACTAGCCCCCCTATCTGGTGCGTACAGGGTAGGGCTAATCAAACGGTGGTGCGCCTCAAATCCCTGTAAAGGCGTGATCCGCGCAAAGGAACCCAAGAGGGTTAGGGCTGTGCTAGTGGACGATGTGAAGGCAATGAGGGCCGCTTCACCGCACTGGATGAAGGTGGCTATTGATGTGGCTGTGACCACCGCTCTGCGTCAGGGTGACATCATATCTCTTGATGAATCCTGCGTGAAGGATCAGGGATTGTTAGTGTACGTCAGCAAGACAGGCAGACCCATCCTGTTCAAGTGGACACCCTTCCTCAAGTCTCTGACCTACCCATTGACCAACTCAAGAGGGGGGCGTTTAAACGAGTACGCTATCAGGTCTGCTTGGCGGCGGGCAAAAGTAAAGGCGAATGTCCAAGACCTTCAGTTCAAAGACCTCAGACGATTCGCCTTGCAGTGTCGCAGACAGAGCGACAACATCCATGCGGCTATGGAGTTAGCAGATCATTCAGATGTAAACACCACCCGTATCTATCTGGCAGGGACAGCCGCTAATGTGGAGCCGTTATCGGTTCCATATCATCAAGTTTAAACACGGCAAGCGGCTCAATATCATTGGCATCGCCGCGACTGCTACCACCCCACTCGTAGGTGAAGTCAGTGGTAGCGGGGCGCACTCTGAATATCTCTCCCGTGTCCTCAAAACGCACCAGAAAGAACGCCGCCAACCCCACGCTCTCGTAGTTCATGCCGACCATCACCTTTGACAGCGAGACAAACCAAGTGGGGTACTTCTTCTTGCGTGACTTCACTTCGTACACACATGGCGGCTCGTCAACAAAGAAGTCAAAGCGGTAGAAGTTAGACAACTTACGTGCATGGGGGTAGATCATGGATATGATCGCTTGCTCGTTATCCCTATCCTTCTGCGTTTCATGTGTCGGCACGTAGCAACCTCCTTTGCGTGATGGATTGGATTTCGTCGTAGTACCCCTCACCGTCCAGACCTTTGAGCATCACCACACCACGCCACCACGTATGCTCAGTGTCCTTGCACCATCCCTCCGTGTACTTCTGATGGGAGTAACAGCCCGCGCTTAATCCAAATATCTTTTGCCCATCAGGGCGTGTCTGTTCTGCGTGGTTGTACAGATGCGAGTGACCCTGCACGGCAGAGCAATGGAGTTTGGAGATCAGCGCATAGCCAACGTGCGTGTTGGATATGGGTCTGCCCGACACACCGGATGAGAAGTAGTGCGAGAAGGAGATACCGTGCAAGGTAAGCGACCGTTTAAACGGTGTGCATTTCCACCCGTACTTCTCGTATTGCAGATCGGACATTCCAATCGTGCCGTGCAGTTCTGCTTGTGCGTTGACGGCGCGGTCAATCCTGTCCTCATGGTTGCCCAACGTCATGTACAACTTGGGCTTGTACTGCTTCTCTTTGTTCTTCCGCTTCTGTGCATTGTGAGCGCGGAGCGCAGAGAAGAATTGATCCTGCGCGTCTATGACAGACTGAATGTCCTTACGGTAGCGGCGACCTTCAAATCCCTTAGTGCCTCTGTCGTAGTGCGAGAGGCTAGGCATGTCTGCCCAATCACCCAAGCACACAATGTTGTCGGGCTTATGCTTAACGACGAACTCACCCAACGCATTGAACCTCTCGTTGTCGTAGTCCGCTGAAGCATGAGCGTCAGGAATGATTAGCAAGTTCACGATTGCGTACCTCTCTCAAGATTGCAGTGTCACGTTCTTCGGCTGTGCTGTAGATACAACCGCTCACGTACAGGTATGTTTTCTTGGAGTCAGATAGCAGGAAGCCGTGTCGGTCATCCACGCCCCTCATCCTCTCCACCCTGTAGTCCGTACCCTCAACTCTTCCCATGTTGAAGCCCGACCCCTTGCCCCAATTAATCGGCATGGCCCCACTCCGCAAGAAGCAGGTTGATGTAGTCGCGGGCTTTAAGTAAATCTTCCCGCGCTGTTCCCTTGCTCTTGTAGCGCACCATGTACTTGATGACGTTGCCTTCAGCAAAGTTAAGTCCGTGCGACTGAATGAACTTGATCGGCTCAATGCCGTTGTTGTAGTGAAAGGGTGTCTCTCTCATATCTCGCAAGCCCCTCCTGTACAGGCTAGTTCTTGTGACGCAATCGTCGTATCGTCTACTTCGATCACCTTGTTCCAGTCAACTGTAGTTGACAGTGGCTTGAAATTTTTACGAGAGATGTCCTCATAAGGGGCGGCTTCGTAAGTGTGCGCATCATCCGCCGATGGTAGGAAGGACACGCCAGACAGGATGTCAAAGTTGTTGTACACCCAAGCACCCACATCCATCCACTCATCTTCCTTGACGTACACCGTGACACTTGGCTTGTGTTCACACCAGTGAAGCGCAAAGCGTTTCCATATTTCCAAATGCTCAAGCGCGTTTAAACGATGGCGGGTTATTGATCCTGATGGTGGCTTGTGGTGGAACTCAAACACCCACGCACTAGCGTTGTACGGATCAGTCTGGTAAGGGATGTCCGCATCAATCAGTGCTTGGCTGATCGGGTCTTTCTTGTCATTGCGAACACGGCGAATATAGTAATCACTATAAGCAGGGTGGATGCCACTGCTACAGCCAACCAACTGAGAAACAGTGCCACTAGGCTTAACGCAAGTAACAGCACTAGCGTGATTGATACCCAATTTGTCTGCCCACTCCTTGTTCGTTTGGACGGCTGTATCACGGAGCGACCTCAACTGTTTTTCTGATGCGTTCATTAGGGCAGGGCAGTCCATGATCCCCGTCAGTGATACACCTAGCAGGGCTTCCTCTTCCGTGTTCCTCTTCCATGAAGGGGAGAGATATCTGAAGTCAGTCAGCGTGGCTTGCAGTGTTCCCGCAATAGCGGCGAGTCTCACCTTGCGAGTGATGTCAGCCATCCTGTCACCCTCACGACACACGACCTCACTGAGGTTGCAGAACTGTCCGCCTGATCCAACTATCGGTTGACCACTGGCGTTTAAACGTGGCCCTCTCAACACTATTTCCGAACACGGATTTGTGCCGAAGTCGTAGCCATCATCGCGCCGCTCTGGAAGCAGACGCTTGGTGGCATTGCGGTTGAAGATGCCACGCTCACCACTGCGAGATTCGTACAGGGCAGTCCACTCCCGCATGAAAATGCCCATGTCTGGCTTCTCCGTGTAACACACGCTGTTGTTAGCCAACGCACGTTGCGGATTCTCTGTCCACCACTGCCCGCTCTTGGCGTGACGCATCCGCTCATCAGTCAGGTTGGACAGGGATAGGGTGGCGCTCCTACGCACACCGCCCACGACCACTGCCTCACCAATGAAGCAGACTAGATCGTGACATTCGATACTGTTTAAACGGCGACCCGCCGCCGCTTTGAATACGCCGACGAAATGTTTAAACAGATTGTTAAGTGGCTCTGGCCCTGATGCTCTGCCTCCGAATGTCTTGAGTCGTGCGCCCGCAGGTCTGATCTTTGATACATCCCAAGTCGGTATCTGTCCTGCATACAGCAGGGAGATAAGTTCCTTCAGTGCTTTGGCCCACCCAATCTTTGAGTCACGGACATGGATCACTGTCTCCGTATCGTGGAAGGTGGGCGCGACTTCGGGTAACTGGTTGATGTACTGCCTCTCTACTGAAAAACCAACTCCCGTTCCACACATGAGGGTGTACATAATTTCGTCCCAAGCACGGGGCGAATCAATGGCAGTGTACGAACAGTTAAATCCCGCCACGTTGTCACGGTCAAGCGCATCGCCCGCAGTCATCATGCACCTCATGCTTGGCATGACTTCCATGTCGATGATGGCTTTGCGTAACTGATCTAACTCCAGTTCAGTGCGCTTCTCAAAGAATGAGATGTATCTGTCCACTGTCTCATCCCAATTCTCACGGCGCTGATGCTCGTCAAGGTAACGAGCGTACCTGCTCTTGTGAATAAACTCTTGGTATGTGTTCAAATGTTTCTCCTTGAAAATGCGGCGGATGGATTGATCGGGTAATGAAACTGGATGACAGGCCCAATCAATCCTCCGATGCCGCCGCTCACCGTGGAGACTCCCCGTCACCCCACAGTTTTTCCATAATGTTTAAACGCTCTGATGTCTTGATGACCGTGCCACACCACAACACAATCTCTGCGTGATCCGCCTGATTGGACACAGTGTGGATGTTGCGCTGTGACAACTGCACAGTGCAGTCCTTTAGTTCAAGCGGATCAGAAAGGGAAGTCATCGCTTGCGCCACGGAATTGTTCTGGCACTTCACTGAACTCATCCTTGTTGTCACGCTTCTTCAATAACTGGACGGCGCTGAACACAACCGTCACCCCTTTGTTCGGCCCCTTCTCATAGGGTAGGAAGCCAATCTTTAGCCGACAGGTATCGCCCGACTCAATGCGGGATGGGTCAAGATCGTTACCGTCTTGGTCAACCACACGCGGCGGCTTCTTGGTCTTGGCTTTGACCACGATCTGCCCCTCCGTGTACTCGTTAGTGCCTTCCTTGATTGGGTTGTGACCCGCACCGTCTGTCTGGTCTGCCTGTTTAAACGCTTTCTCAATGGCGGCGGCTTCATCAGATTCTTTGGGCCACCTCATTGTCACCGTGAAACGATGCGTGTCTTCCCCTTCAAACTTCTCTGTCTCAGAGAGGTTCGGGAACATCACTTTGGTTGGGCCTGTTTCAACATTCACTATTTCCATTGCTACTCCTTAGAATGGTTTAGGGTTGAGTGAACAAAAATTAGAAACGGTGCAGTAGTCCGCGCACCTCACGTACCCACCAACACGGTGAGTGATGTGGTGTGCGTCATTGTTTAAACCGTTCTCTTCCATGTACTGCTCTGCTTCTTCTTCAGAATCAAGGACACGAACCGCAGACTTCCTGCCTTCCTTGTTGACTGCCCACTTGTCGGGCTTCTTCCATCTCTCTTGGTCAGTGCAAGTAGGCTCTTGATCGAAGTGAACCTTCAGTCTTTCCCTTATGTAGTCGAGCGTTTCATGCTCTTCCCATAAACGGATCGGGATCATCACGATTGGGTGTCGGGGGTATCCGTCATCCCATTGCTTTGACCGTTGCCAGTCTTTCAAGATCGCGCATACCTCAAGCGACTCCACTTCCATTCCGTTCTGCTTGGCGGCATACGCTTGGATGTTCAACTGCGCTTCCCATTGACTGCCCTTGTCAAATATAATTGACCATACAGACGTAGTTTTAATGTCTGTGATTTTCGCAAGCCGCCCCTCATAGATGTCGTACTGCGCTGATATGTTGTACCCATCCACCTCAAAGTAGAGCCGCTT